TGATAAATTACTATCTGTTGTACCTAAACATAAATAATCTGTGATAGGTGTGTTTTTAGAATTTATATACTCCTTCATTAGAGACACGTTATATAACACTTGTATAAAATCACCCAATAATTTCGAAATTTTAATTTTAACATTTTTAGATCCCTTTGCTGTTGTGGATTCCATACCAATTGGTACTTTATATTCATTCACATCTAAGGTGTATTTTCTTTCCTTTTCGTCAAACCCTAATTCAATTTTCATTTTATTATTGATATTAAAAGTCATTAATTGAAGACACCATTTTGATGAAGATCTTTCATATTGTTTGCTAGTTAATTTCATTATATTATCTTTTATTCCAGCTTGTACCATATATTTACCTGGATCTGTAATACTTCCTACTGTTTCGAATCGTTTTATATACCTTTCCTGACTGTTCTTAGATTTATCTAATAAGCGTGAGATAATACCCGGAGAACCTGAAGCCCTGTCATCTTTTCTTTCAGAGTCTAGTGAAATATATAATTTTTTATTATATTTAAAGTCGGTACTACTGGTTGATATAGTTTTGGTCCACTTTTTGTCAAATATTTCATCGAGATGTAATTTTAAAATGCTTTCGAAACCACCTTGGAGTTTTTCTGCTATCACGTCATTATTATTAATTATTTTAATAGATGATTTCTGGGGTTTTACTACGATTTCTATAATTTTTTTCATCATGGTAGTAATTCTAAAATCAATAACATCTTCTCCATATATTATTTTTTTAATATCACCGTTTAAAAATGTTCTGAAAGTAACTTCTGATATCGTTCCATCGTGTATCATGTCCAAATAAAATAAAAATAAAAGATTAATATCAAAATCTTTATTTTTAGAAGTTAAATCAACTGTTGGATATTTAAATGATAAATGTTGCTTATTTGAACTTAATATATTTATTCGTTTATTCAAATACGAGTTTAAGTTATTTTGATTGTTAAATTTTGGGCCATTGGTTTTAAAATATGCATTTGATAAAAGTTTCTTATTCGCGTATAAATAACTGAGACCTTTTGTAACATTTTTCTTCACACCGGGAGGTTGTGTATTAATTTTTTTTGTGAATCCGTTTGTTATTAAAATAGTGTTTTTTTTATCATTATTCATTTTCGTTTTTGTTTTCGTTTTTGATTTCGTTTTAAATTTCGTTTTAATTTTAAGAGAAAATTTAGGTTTTGTTTGTCCTTTTTCTCGTTTAACAGTTTGATTTGTAGGCGTCGGTGTTCTTTTAATAGATTGTTTTGTAGGTGTCTGTGTTCTTTTAACAGTTTGTTTTATAGGGGTCGGTGTTCTTTTAACAGTTTGTTTTTTAGGTGTCGGTGTTCTTTTAATAGATTGTTTTGGGGTTGGTGTTCTTTTAATAGATTGTTTTGGGGTTGGTGTTCTTTTAACAGTCTGTTTTTCGGGTATCATTTTTCTTTTAATGACTTTGTTACTTGGTGCCTGTATACGTGCAGGAGGTGTTTTTTTAACACCCTGATTTATTGTATTTATTTTATTAGAGGGTGTTCCTGATATGAAAAAATCTCTATTTGTAAGTTCTTCTTTATTTTTTTTAGAACTCATTCTTATTGTAACCTGATATTTTTATACTAAAGGGTAATTTTGGTATAAAAATATGTAATTGATCTATTATTGAATATAATTTTCACCGCGTTTATGTCTTCTATAGAGAACAATTCCGAGAGTAAGTGATATTAACCAAGCCTGGAACTGGGTTATTCCGTAAGGTTCTTCAATCATAAACATTTATATAGTATACTATTTATTACTTTATATATCTAGTGTTTGTTTTGTAATTTTACGAGCGTATAGTGGTGATATAAATGTACTGATCCTAGTGCGAGAGATAAATATGCACCTGGACTAGTTCTTATTTTTTTATTTAAGATAATGAGAAGTGCAACTGTAATCAACATGAGTGTTGGTAAGGTGAGTATAGCCACTTGTGTATCGGTTAATTTAGAATCTTTAGAATGAATTGTCATTTGTATATAATACGAAAATATATTAAATGATTTAAGGAAAGAAATTGTTATTTATTATAAATGAAATTTAAAACACCTGAAAAATTAAAAATATTAGAAAATAATTATATATTTTTAAAAGATGAGTGTATTTTATTACCACCTGAATTTATACAAGATGAACCAAGGGGGAAGGGGGAATGGTGTGATACAAATAAACCACTCGAATTAGTAAAAAAATTTGAAAATGGATACGGCTGGGTTAAGAGTTGGCATGACGATGGGAGTACGTGGATAAGTTGGCCTATCATATACGATGGTATTCCTATACATAATAATTGTAAACATTGCCCAAAAACATTTTCTTTTCTTTCAAATATAGAAGGTGTACGTGTAGCTGCTTTTAATAAAATGCTTCCCAAAACTACACTTGGAATTCACGTAGATGCAGAAACCGGTTTATCTTCTAAACGTATTGCTTATAATCTAGGCTTAGATGTACCGGATGAATGCCATCTTTACATGAAAAATAATAAAATAAAAGTTAAAAACGGCGAATCTGTAACGTTTGATTCGACTTTTCCTCATTTTGCAGATAATAAATCTGAACAGAATAGAACAATATTATATTTAGATGTTAGTCTTACGGATGATGAAATAAAACTTTTATAAGTGTTTTCTACACACAGCTTTATACATTTCTTTACCACCAATAAGTTCTATTTTTTCATTTTTTACAATTCTTTTTGTAAATGGACCGTGCGTTCCATCCATACATTCCATACACATCGCAGATATTTTAAAAACTTTATCTGCGAGTGGTATACAATCTATAATTTCACCTATTTTTCTCTGTTTATAATCACCGTCTAAACCTGCTAATATAATAATTTTTTTAGATTCGAGTACATTTTCGACGAATTTTTTTAAACCTATAAAAAATTGTGCTTCGTCTATAGCTATGACATCTACACTTTCGTAATTGAGTTTACTTAAATCATCTATTTTTATACATTTATATCTAGTGTTATCGTGTGTTTGTAAGACTTCGTATGGAGACCTTGTATCTTTATTAGAGTTTACAACCATGATACGTTTTCCTATTATATCATATCTTTTCAAACGTCGAACGAGTTCAGTTGTTTTACCAGAGAACATATTTCCCATTATAATTTTCAAACTCATATTTCTATATTATAATAGTTTGTTATTTTTAATATATATTCTCAGGATATAGTATAGCATGTTTCTTTATATATTAACATTATTAGCATTAATTTTTAATGCGTTAGTTGGATACTATGTTTCTTATAAAAGAAATGTTAAAGAAGGTGAACGAGTATATGATTTAGGTTTCAAAATATTACCAAATTTGGAAAAATATGATCATTTAGGTGATTATGCGTTAGCTATACCTTCCCTTTTTGTCATATTTTCATGGAATTCATGGGGAAAATCTAAAAAACAAAGTTTTTTAACAATGTTAACGTTAATGTACATGTTTAGAGCTTTATCTAATTACGTCACGACATTACCAGCGTCAAAGGAGTGTAAACTAAAACCACCATTTGGTTTTTGTAACGATTACATGTTTTCTGGTCATGCCGCTTTTAATATAACAACTTCGTACCATATTGGTTCACCTTTGTGGCCAGTATGGCCAATACTAACATCTATTTTTTCTGTGGCGTCTCGAGAACATTATTCAGTCGATCATGTAATTGCATGGCTCATTTTTGCAGCACTGAAGTGTAAAATATAATATTTATATAAATAAATGGACTTTAATACATATGTTATAAATTTGGATTCTCAAAAGAAACGGTACGATGTTCAAGAAAAGAAACTTAATGAGGTTGGGATATACCCATTTCGTATTAGTGGATATAAATTTGAAGATATTGATAAAAGTGAATTACACAAACATTTTGTTAGAACAACACCTTTATTAAAGCCTAGATCTGCTATTGGGTGTACGTATAGTCATATACAGGCACTTAAACATTTTTTAAAGAACGATTCAAATGAATGTGCTCTTATATTAGAAGATGATGCGTTTCCTTTATTTACTAACGCTGTCCACTTGAAAAAGAAACTTGAAAATATAGATTGGGACTATTTAAGTTTACATTGTGATGGTGTATGTCCTAAAGAGGGTGGTGATCCGTATTTATTATCTGGTTCGACCGCTGCATATTTTATTACACGAGGCGGTGCAGAAAAAATAATAAACTACAAACATTCTTTTCATTACGATGTACAAACAACAACAATGAAAAATCTAAATAAAAAAATAGATAAAAAAAATTCGTTT